GCCTGCTAAATACGTGGCATCAAAACAGACCCGGCGGATCCTGCTCGATATCCCAACTAAAAATAATGATTTCCGAACGTTCCACGCCGCCCGCACCGCCAACCGTGTAGCGGATGTCGGTTGATTCAATGACGAAGTCATGGAACAGCTCCCGGATGGCTGGATGATCGTTCAGCGTCACGATGGCCTTGCCCCGTAGGTTGGCCAACACCATGGCTAGCGCCTCGTACTGATCCCAGCCGAACTCTACCCCGTCGCCCTCGGTCTCCCAGTATGGCGGATCGGCAAAGAACAGCGTATGGGGCCGGTCGTAGCGCCTGATGCACTCCTGCCAGGGCAGGTTCTCGATATAGGCGTTGGCTAGGCGCAACCAGGCCGCCGACAAGGTCTCCTCGAGGCGCAGCAAATTCAGACCCGGCGGCGAGGTTGTAGCCGTGCCGAACGTCTGCCCCTGGACGCGGCCGCCGAAGGCCAAGTGTTGGAGGTAGTAGAACCGGGCGGCGCGCTGGATGTCGGTCAGCGTCTCTTCCGGGGTTATTTGCAGCCATTTGAAAATCTGGCGGCTGGACAGCGCCCATTTGAACTGCCGGACGAACTCCTCCATGTGATGCTTGACGACCCGGTACAGGTTGACTAACTCGTTGTTAACGTCATTGAGGACTTCGACCTCAGCGGCATGTGGCCGTAAAAAAAACATGGCCGCGCCACCGGCGAATGGTTCGACATAACACTGGTGCGCCGGAAAGTACGGCAGTAGCCTGTCGGCTAGGCGGCGTTTGCCACCGATCCAGGGGATGATAGGAGAAGCCATTTTGCAAAAATATTCCGAAATGGTAGCCTTGACCCCGCCTGTGCACAGGTGGCGTGGCCTTGGCCGATTCGGCAGCCTTATTCTGCTGAAGCGGGGCATCAACGGTGTTCCTGCACCGATGATGTCGCCGCGCCTTCTTTAGTCAGCCGTTTCGTGTGCGATTGGCCACTTTGGTGCATCGAGCGTTACATCGACGCGCGACAGCTCTACTCGGTAGACGCGCAGTTCCTTTAGCGCGGAAATTTCCGCTTCTGTGGCAATTTCAAGTTCGACCGCATCTTGCAGGGTTGAAATACGCACGGCGACAGCGGATAAAAGCTGCGCTTGCTTAGCTTGGTTGCTGGCCATAACATGTGCTCGCCACACTGCGTCATCACGCACCCATTTGCCGGATTTCCACACGCTCCAAGCATCCGGACGCGGGTCTGCGGTGAGCCAATCGGGAATCGGACCTAGACCTGCATACATGTCGCCGGAACCCCGCTCTTGACCAGGCGTGTACGCGCTGCCGTCGCTCGTGAGGTACAGGGCGACAGCGCGGAAGTCTTCCACGGCGACCCAACCTGAGCCATCCGAGCGAGGCTTGTACACCTTGCCGGGTTGCAGATCGGGCGGTGCCATATCGACGGCACCGCCGGGGATCAGGAAGACTCCAGGTTCCAACGGCGATTCGTCAGCCGTTGCAGTGCCGACGAAGTAGCCGTCAGCATTCAATTGCGATATTAATTTCTCCATGTTTTGTCTCCGTCAGAATTTGATACACGCCAGCATTGCAATGTTGCGCGGTCGGGTATCGGTAGCACTTGTACCAAACGCGGCGATGCCGCCGATTAGTGACCCTGTTGCGCCCGTGCCCAATGCTAGATTGGAGATTGCCGATGCAGTGGTCACCAGATTGCCCCCCCCGGCTGGACCACGAACGTTATCTCCCTGTGAGCTACCAAGCGCACGCCCCACATCTACGCCACGTCCATCGTCAAAGCCGCGTATGAACTCACCCCGCAGGTCCGGGAGCACGATGTACGCGCCCGTGGTGCTGCGTGATGTCGACGGCTTCGCCGGATCTGTGCACCGGTAGCCAAACTGAGCCGTAGCATTCAGCGAGTTGCCGCAGTAAATGGCGGCAGCTAACGCACTGTATGTGGCGACGGACACTGCGGCCCCATTGGCCCGTAGATATCCGACCGGCGCGGTCTGACCAGTGAACCAATCCACCAGCCCGCAGCCAGGCGAGCGATAGCCGGTGAACGACGTGGACGCGAACCAGATCCACACCTCGCCGTACTCTGCCACGGTGATTGGTCCCAGATTCTGCGTGGGCAGAGCGCTGATGGAATACACCCTGGGGTAGTTGCCAGCAACGTAGGCGACAGTGGCGAGTTCGACCGGATCTCCCCAGACACCACCGGAGCGAGAACGAAATTTGAGAACGTTTGTACCGCTCTGATTTCCCAGCTGGAAGCCAGAGTTCCCGTAAACACGGTGAAGTAGGAAGCCGCTTTTGTTCCAGTTCCCTTGTGCCTCGGTTCCGTTCGTGTAGTACATGCCCGCGATGAGCGCTGGATCGTTCAGGTCGGCTATGCCGGTTCCAGCACTCACAGTACCCAGCCCAACGGCGGCAAGAGAGTCCGAAATTCCTTTCGGCACGCCAATATCGCTGTACACCTGGGCCGCCGTGCGTGGTACCAGCGCCTGTGTACCTTCGCCGCTTAAAAATGAACCGGTGGCGACGGTGCTTAAACCGGTGCCGCCCCGTGCGACAGCGAGAACCCCATCCTTGGCCTTATCCATGTTCAAGCTGGTGACTTCCAGCTCCAGGTCTTGCGTACCATCAAAACGCGTAGCGGTCGCCGTCGCGCCGCCCGTGATGGAGACGTTGCGCGCGGTCTCCAGTTTGTGGGAGGCTACGGCGGTTGCGGTCTTGTCCAGTTTCTTGTCCAATCCATCGTCAACGTACTGACGAGTGGCGAGCACAACAGACGGGTCGATTTTCAACATGAAAGCGGCCGTGCTCGCCACCATGATGACCATGCGCACCACTTGCGTGCGCCCAGAACCTTCGGACAACAGAGGCTTGTAGGTTGGTGGGCAATTGGAGACGGCCACCAGATCGCCATCGTCGTCGTACAGGCCCCATTCCCGCATCCACCGACCGCCTTCGTTCTCCGGTATGACCTGTTCTGCAACTAGATAGTTCGGATTGTCGGCATGTACGTATAGCTGATTTAAGGGTGCCCGACGCCACTCGCCGATCAACCTGATTTGTTCTCGGTCGGGCGTAGGCACATTGCCGGCGCCATCACCCACGGCAAGTTGTGTCAGTTTTAGCGTCCCTCCCAGCGCCATAGCATTGGCCTGTTTGGCTTCGCCAACCTTTGTGAGAATTCCAAAATACGTTGCGCTCATGGGTATACCGTCAGTGTGTCAATAAGATGCTCACGCACGCCGTAGGGAATCACGGCCTGCACGTCAATACGCTCGGGTTGGTATGGGTAAACAGTCAGTTCGTCACCGTCATAGACGGCGATAGCGTGGTTCATGTTGGTCCGCGCTTCCAAGCTGATAATCAGGCTCGTCAAGTGGCGACTGACGGGCTTCGCATCGTCAATCAAGCGCTCCAGTTCAAGAAACATCGACTCGGTAATTCCGAGTTCCTGTACAGCGATTGACATACCAAACGTGCCCCGCGGACCTGGCGGCTCAGTCTGCCACCACTCGACCAGATCCAGCAGGTATCCCAAGGGTTCGACAACCCGCCTAACGGCGCCTATGGTGCCTTTGTGACGATGGATAAAATACGCGTTCCGGATAGCCTGGCGCCGAACTGCTTCGGACCACTCTTCGCGCCACTGATCGACCGATACCGTCCACGCCAACCAAGGCAGCAAATTTTCCGGGCAACGATCAGCATCCAGCAATGTGCGCAGCACCTCGGGGCTGGGCCAGCTCATTTGATGTGCTAACGCTGCCTCCAGCCGGGTTTGATTGAGTGGCAGCAGTGGGTGGTGCCACGCTTCATGCGAAACCATCCACCACCTCCAACTCAATATCTACGCACCGCGCAGCCTGATGGGGCCCGATCACCACATCAGCCAACGGCTCCAGCATCTCAACCCGGCTCATCGATGGCTGATGCAACGCTCTCTGTATGCCTGAATACGCCGGCGAAAACCCAACCCGAAACGCCTGCGCGGTATAGAGCGCTGCCTCCTGCCGACTCGCCTCAAGCAACGGCTGCGACGATGGGCCTGCCGGCACATGCAAACGCGCACGGACCGCATAGGTGACAATCTGGGCCGCCTGCACCGTCACGCGATCCGCGACTGGTCGGCGATCCTCCGCCGATACCCCGGCATGCACGATATCAATCAGTTCCTGATCCGCGACCCCATCATCGTCAGTAGACAGCAGCGTAATCAACACCTCGGCTGGCGCCGGACTCTCGACCCGAACATCCGAAACCCGTGCAGAGGCTGATAGCGCGAAAAATTTGTACGCACCTATCGGACCAGCAACGGACAACCCTTCAAACGCCATTTGCGCACGCATGCGCAACCTGTCGTCTTTTTCCATAACAGGCAATATCTGGGGCACTGCATCCGGGTCTCCCGGATCTGCAACCAATCGAGCGACATCGACCAACGCGGCGGCATGATCGAGATCCGGCCCAACCGCCCGAGCCAACAGCACCCCGCTGGCAGCATCGTTCGTGCGCGCACGGCCAACCATTTCTTGCCACGCCATCAACTCCAACAACTTAACGATAGGATCCGACTCTAACGCGGCATTCCAGCGCTTACCCAACGACCGCCGAAATGCCAGCAACTTGGTCTGGTAGATCTCCTCGAAGCTGATTTCTTCAATCACCGACGGAGCCGGGAGCTGAGACAGATCAATGGTGTTGCTCATACGGTTAACTCCAGAACAAAGGTCGCACCAACGTATTCCCCGACGACACGCATACCAATACGGCCATCGAGCACCGATTCAATAACAACCCGCCGCAGCTGGATCCGCGGCTCCCAGCGTCGGATCGCCCGAGCAGCCTCTGCCTGAGCATCCGCGATCCAACCTCGCGTGGTCGGCAGATCGACCATTCTGCGTAATCGAGAGCCGTAGTCAGGACGCTCACGCCGGCTACCGAGCGGCGTAGACAACAGGTCGGCCAGACTCTGCTTCAAATGGGCAATGCCAGACAGCGGCGCACCGGTTTCCCGATCAACCCCGACTATGTCCATGGTTTAGTCCGTGTTGTCTGTCACGCGCCGGAACTCAGGATGAGCATCCAACATGGCAACCAACTCGGGAAGCACCGCCGTGATCACGCCCTTGCTCACATCGAAGCTGCGCCCATCCTCGAGAAAAATGGTGCGCGACTTGAATGCGGTGTCGAAAAACTGCACTCCAGCAACCGCCTCTTGATTTTTTTGTTTGGACATCGCTATGTCTCCAGGAAAGCCCATAGAAAAAGGCCCCGTGTAAACCACAGGGCCGCTAAAGAAAACTACCGTTCAGTGCGAATGATGGTTGCTATTTCCACCCCCATCCATCACCGAGCCACTGGCGGTGATATCGCCATTCACCTGCACAGCGCCTGAGATACTCATCGTGGCGCCCTTCCCTCCTGAGCCAGCCAGGCCAGCCAAGAAGGTCAACTTGCCATTGACAGTC